ACATCCTTTAGCCTTACATGCTTGTATCGCTTTAGAGTTACAGTATGTCGTGTTCTGTTTATTTGTTGATGGCATACAATTTAAATAATCAGGACAAGACATTATACGTTTATATCCGACTGTATTTTCGTTTGTTCTAATAAACCATGCACAACCTTCAACAAAACCATCTTTATCAAGTTCAGCAGGATCTTCTCTATCTGAATCACGTTTCTTTTCATTATCACCAATACATTTTTCAAAACTTGGGTAATCAGGAACAGGAGTTAATATATGATTCTTAATACATTTTTTTAATTTTTCACAATCTACGGTATCTATTATTTTAATTGGATCCGTGTCAATAACATCTTCAATGTAATCGTCTTCTTGAAAATCTTTACAGTCACATTGTGGATCCTCTAAACAACCTTCACTAACTAATTTTGCCAAAGTTATTGAACCAACTTTACCATCAACAGTCAAACCATTCGCTCTTTGGAACTCTTTTACTGCGTCTCTTGTGTGTTGTCTAAACTTACCGTCACAATTCTTTTTATCTTTTGCGCACCCTGAGTTCATTCCACCACCTTCGTATTTAATGTTATACCCACATTTAGATAACGCATGTTGTATTTCTTTTACCGCCTCTCCATTTGAACCGTATGCAGCTATCTTATCCTCACATTCAATATCACATAAGTCATCACCTTCCATAATAAGTCCGCCTTCATATTTTTCCATAATATATTGATTCTTAGTCGCGGTTTGGTGCATTCCAATAATTCTTCTTCTTTCGTCTTCTGTTATTAAAAAACTTCTATTCATAATTTTATATTTTTACCAAGTTCTACAAGCCCAATATCTTGGTTTCCATCTTGGGCCTGGGTTATCACAATTGTGTCTTGCTCTAAATGAGCGTCTTCTTTCTGGATTGTTTTTTTTGATTGTCATTCTTTTACCTTTTGCTGATTTTCCACCAAAACCAAAGTTTACTTTAACAACCTTTCCTTTGTCATTTTTAACATAAACTTTAAATTTTTTAATATCTCCTTGCATGATTTTACCAAGTTGTACTTTTCTTCCTTGGTACTCCGCTTCGTTTAAATTAAATACACTTTCAACAGAACCGTAAATATCTTCATACAAGTAGTTCTCAGAAACAAATTCTTCAAACAATACTTTTTTTATTATTAAATCAAGATTCATGTTTATAAATATCATATAAAATAAAAAAGGTAGAAAATATCTACCTTTTTATTAGGTCGAACACGGATTGTGTTTCAACTCCACCACTTTGTTTTAAAGATAACAAAGAAACTATCCTTCTAATTTAGATTTTGCACTAACAATTTCAGAAACTGACATTTCTTTTTCTGTACCAATAACTAAAGATTGTTTTAAAATTTCTTTAGGAACGTGTAAAAGAAAGTTTTTACCGTTGTAAGTTGATAAATCTTTATTTAATTCTAAACATGAATGAATCATTGTTAGAAAAATTTTAAACTGTACCCCATCAATGAAAGTCTCATTAATAATTTCACCAAAACTTGGATGAACGATTTTTACGTGTTTAACTGTTGTCATAATTTCTTATTTATACAAAAATAAGAAAAAATATTCTATTATCCAAATTTATTATCTTTTGTAAATAAGTTTTTTTGATTTACGTATTTCTTGTATGACATCGCCTTTTGTTCTTTCGTAACTATTATTCAATTCTCTTTTTTTAAGATTGTCTTTGAATTTTTTTAAAATATCAGCATCTATGATTTTAGACTTAGATGGTAATATTATTGGACTTCTTTGGCGATTATAATCTATTTTTTTAGATAAATCTTGTGGTTCCTCCATACTTTCTTCAGTTGCTTTTTTTAGTAAATAGTCTCTTATCTTATTAACATCTATAGATGTTTTACCGGGTTCTGGTCTTAACTCTATACTAAATCTAAAATTATCGGGATCATCGTCAACGTCCCATGATTTATTGTAATCAATTAAAAGTCTATTTTCTTCATACGCCTTTTTTATGAAATTTTTAAAGTCAGTAATACCATAATTTTCAAATCCTGATTTTGGTAAATATCCTAACCCTTGTTCTAATCTACCTGATAAAATATCCTCTAACCCACGTTTTATATTTCTCATAAGTTGTGTTTGGTAACTTGATTCAGGAAATTCGGGATCAGGCCCGTGTTTACCCATATCTTTCAATAAGTAATCTTTATAACTTGTAAATTCATCACCAAGGTATCTTTTAGCCGCTGGTGGTGGTGCTTCATTTTCCAAATATTTCCAATTTATAAAATCTTCATTGAAGTCTTGAGAATTTATTTTACCTTCAATAGAAGGTAAATTAAATGGTGCCGATTTCATTGGGTTAAATGTATATGGTATATCTATCTCATCCGATATATCTGCACCAAATTCATAATAACCAGCCTTTAAAGGTCCATCAGTGTATCCATCAAAAGGTTCTTGATTTTTCAATGTGATGTCATAATCTTCTATATTTCTTGATACTGTTGCTAATTTTTCATAAGCGTCATTAACCATCGTATCTGTCTTTTTTGAAAAATCATCTATGAATTTTTGTATATTTGTAAAATCTACACTATTTTTTTCATAGGTTTCTGCATAATTTTCAAACATATTACTTAGTTCCCTAAAGAAAGTTTGATTTTCATATTTTAAATTTACAAGTATAGTCAAGTTTTCTTTTAATTTAGCCGATGTTTGTGGTATCATAGACATGTCTATTTTTACATTAGATGTTTCAAAATTACCTAGTAATTGGTCTAATTGTTTTGTAATTTCATCGACTTTTTGTTGGACTACTGTTGCAACATCTTGTTCTGCAACTTGTTGATTTGGTAATTCATTACTAATTTTTACAGGATAAATTTGATTTGGATCTATAAGTTTTTTCTGTACTAAAAAGTTCATAACCGTTTCATTAACATCAAACTTAAAAATACTATTAGCAATATTTACTTTAATTTTTGGATTATTTTTTTTGAAATTGTTTAGTAAAGTTTTTATGTTTTCTTCTGAACTATACCCTTTTTTTGTTGCGTTTATAATTTCGTTTACTGACTTACAAACTATTTTATCGCAACATGTTCCGTCATCTTTAAGAACATTAACACTTATAGGGGTTTTTTCTAAAGCTTCGTCTACATCAGAAACTTCTTTATTAAGAACAATACCAAAAGATTCTTTAAAATTTTTTAACCATTCGGTATTTTTTTCTAATAAATCTTGTTCAACATTTTTAATATCACTAAATGATTTTATTCTTGCTGATAATTCAAGTAATTGTAATTTTGTATTCTCAATCATTTCATTAGCTTTGATACTTGATTCGTCAATCAATTTATTTATTGTATCAAAGTTAGCACTATTCTTATCATAAACCCCTCCTTTTTCAGAAAAAAGTTTTTTCATTTCTCTGTAATATTTTTCGCTAGATCTTCGTAATCCTTCAAGTGAACCTATTTTATTTTGAATGTCTTGTTGGGATTTAGATAAATTATCAAAATCAATCTCAAACTCTTTAAACTTGGTTTCGTCAGGTGTTTCTCCAACAACTTTCCCCATTAAACTATCAACATATTCTAAAGTTTGTTCAATATTAGTTTTTAACATTGCATCCACATCAGATTCGGCTATTTTTTGTTTAGGTAAATCATTTATTATTGGTGTTGGTTTTGTGTTCTGTGTTGATAGTTTGTTCCTAACCGCTAAGTAACTATCTATTGTTTTATTAAAATCTCCTCTATATAATGAAGTACTAAAATCAATTTTTAAATTAGGGTTTTCTTTTACCATTTTTTTTATCCCTGAAGCAAAATTTAACTCGTCATACGATAACTTTTCTGAGGCAATAATTAAATCATCTATTGTTTTACATATAATAGTTTCAATACTACCATCACTTTTAGGTATTTTAACACTAATTGGATTTTTGGAAAGAATATCATTAATTTCTGTTGAATTTTTAGCAACTCCAATGCCTAATTCCAGTAAAAAAGCCTTAACCCAATCATCAGGATTTACCCCTTCTTTGATTAATGTTTTTAGTTTTAATATTTGTTCTTCTGTTAATATAATTTTCATACATAAATAAATAGTATATTATGATAAAAACTTATACTCAATTAATATCATCGTATTTAATTGTTGAAATAGTGATGTTTGAAATATTATTATCAATGCCAAAATATTTTAATTCATTAAAAATTGCACCTAAAATACATCGTCTGTACCAACTATTATATCTTTTTGCGTATCTTTGGCAGTATCGGTTAGATTGATAAAAATAGGTTGATTCTGTTCTCATGTCAACAATAACATCAACCTCATAAACGTACTGATCTTGGTTATTTGAGTACCTAGTTCTTCTGTGTTTATATTTTCTAATGGATTTGATTTTAAAAACAGAATTTTTTAAGTCTGAATCCATATAGTAACCATCATCTTGTTTTGGTCTGATTTCCATATTTTTAGTTAATTTTTTAACCGCCTTAATGTGTTTATCCAATATCGCTCTTCCTGTTTTGTCGTTGTTTTCCATACATCAAAGATAGTAAAAAAAAATTAATGCACAAAAAAATGGATACAAAAAATACTTGCATCCATCAATTTTTTTTTCTTATAAGATAAACCTAAAAAGAACGCTGAGATTACACGTTTTATTGAGAACCTTTAGAGTCATTATTTATTCTACTCCTATCCACTTCCTTTTGAGAAGTATTTCTCAGTGACGGTTATTTAGGTGAACCACTCCTTGAGGTTTGAACTACTCTCACCTTACTTGACTCTTTCCGAGGATGCCTCCCCAGTTCGTCCTTGCGGGACTAAAGGTTTTTCGGATAATTACACTTAGACTTGGGATCCTTGTGTGCAATGAACGGCTCATTACTATGTAGTCACCTTTCATCCAAACCTGACGGACACTTTTCCTTTATGTTTCATAATTAATTGGGAAATTAACATATTCCATAAGTTGTGTGTCGTGGATTGTGAAAGTAGTGGTCCGCCACCCGAGCCAACCCATCTTTTGAACGAGTCGATACTCAACTACTCTCTGAAATGTCCCCATTTCCATATTTCAAGATTACTTCGAGATTTAACCTTTGGTAAGATTTAATCAAGGTTAATAACAGCACCACCTGTACATCAACATACCTTTCGGTTTTAAGTACCCTATCGTATTGGAAGACGCAATAATGAAATCGGATAACTTCATGTTTTGCATATTTCCTACGGGTTATTCCTATTAGTGTTCCCACTTCAATCGGACGACCCACATCGCCCAATCATCTAACCACTTTCCCTACAGCGTTGCCCTCGGTACTAAAGGTTAAACGGTATCCCGCTTGTGTACTCGACCTCGATTACTCAAGGCGCAAATCAGTTACACTTCTGATTCACTTTATCCTACTTTCGTAGTTTATTTTAATGGACTATACACAGCCCAATGACTTCAAAATTTTACACTTAAATAGAGGGAGGTGTTAATTCACTTATTTAAATGTGACTTTTTCTGTCAGTATAATATTTTCAAAGAACGTTTTTGATTTGATAACGAGTGTCTTTCATTTCCTATTGTTTCAAATCTTTTACAAAGTTAAGTCTTTTTTTTTAATTAGACAAGTACTTTGTGAACTTTTTTTAAAATTTTTCTACAAAAACCTTGTTTGTATTGTATTTAGCTGCCATTATGTGTGCGAACTCAAGGTTTGGTGTAAAAACTTTAACTCCTCTATCGTTAATGTAAGCAAAAATTTCATTAACGATGTTTTCATTTGTTTCACTCATTTTTTTAGTATTTCAAATTTAAATAATTGTGTCGTTACTCAATTACCTTACAAACATAAAAAACAAAATTATTACTGTCAAATAATTTCTATAAAAAATATGATTTTTTTTGGGGGTAATTATAAATATGTCTTATTTAACCAAAAGTTTTAATAATTACGGATTTTTTGAATATTTATTTATATGAAAATTATAATAAATGATAATATGTTTAAATGTAAGGTTTGTAATACTCCAAATACCATTATTAACGGAATGATGGGTAAACAATTCAATGGTTTTGATGGTATGTTTTTTATGATGCCAGAAAAAAAAGAACATGAGTTTTGGATGTATAATTGTATAATACCTTTGGACATTATTATGATAGATGACAACGTTATTACTAAAATTAATAAAAATTGTAAACCGTGTGATTCTGAACCTGATTGTGAAAAATACAATGGATTTGGAAATAATGTTTTGGAGTTACCGGGTGGTACTTGTGATGAGTTAGGTATTTGTGAAGGTGATTCTATTAAAACATCAATTTACTGATTTTCTAATTTTTTCATTTAATATTTCAACAAACTTATCTCTTATATCTTTTGTTAGTTCTGTAGTTCCTCTTTCTTGTTTTGGGTTCGCGAGTGAATCAACATCAATACCTTCTCTTTTCATTCCATTTATGGCTGATTGAATTTGTTTTTCGGAAAGTTTTCTAAATCTTAAAAGTTTTTGTTTTATATCTTGTATAAATGAATTTGAACCTTCGTAAAATGCAATGGGAATTGCATCTGCTGGTAAATCTTTTACGTATGGTTTGTCATATCCACTATAAACAAAACCAATACCCGAAATAGTTGTTATACACTTGTGTCCTCCTGCATTTGCAACTAAATAGTCATATGCACTTATTGTATTTGTTTCAGGATTATAAGAAGGCATTTCCCCATAAATCGCCTCCATATCTTTTTGTGTAAACCCAACAGAATCTTTTGTTGCCTTTTTTTCAGAAACTTTTTTAATTATCTTATAAGATAGAATTACTTGTTCAAGTTCAGGTTTGAAACTTAAAAGTACCTCGTCTTTTATTTTTCCTAAATCAACCCCTTTAAGTTCCCTATCCGCTTTATAAGGATTACAAGAAGCTTGAACTAAGCCTACAGGAGCACCAAGACCCGTTACTAAAAAGTCAGCATCCGGATTTAAGTCAAATGGTGTATATCTATCGTATGAACCTTTTTTCATTGATCCTAAACCAAATTGGTATAGTACTCCACCTTCTTTTTGGATTACTCCTTCTTTTGCCCTATCTTGAAGATATTTTTCTTGATTTTGTTGCATAACTTCTGGACTAGCAAACCCCTGTTCTTTTGCAACATTTGCAATTGTATTATATAAATTTTCAAGTGATGGTTCACAATTCATTACAAGGTATTCTAATAGATCCATACCATTAACCTTATCATTTTTATAAGCTAAAAGTAGTTTATTTACAACAAGCCCCATCATCATTTTATTTCTTCTAACACTTTGATCCTTATCGTATTTAAAAATAAAATTCATTACCATTTTTGTTGTAATCTGATTTACAGCAAAATTTGCAGAATCAATTGTTGATACAACATATAAATCTTCATCTTTAAATAAATCTTTTGGTGATATTGTTTGAGAAATTGTCTCAACATTTGATCTTGAATGTTTGAAGCTAGTTTTTGTATCTTTTTCGACACCAACTTGTGAATCATGGTGATCTGTATGAATTTCAAACATTGGTTTTCCATGTGCAAAATCTACAAGAACCGGCATTACCTCACCTTCACCTTCAGGTTTTTTTATTGCCCACTCTTTTTCACCATATTGAATTATTTCACAATCAACAACTTTAAACCCTTGGTTTTCAAGGTACTTTTTCATTGCTATAGCCGTTGTTACCCCATCCAAATCTTGGTGAAAATATATTTTTGCTTTCTTGTACCTTTTAAGAAGTTCATTTATATCTCTAATACCTGACTCATTAATAAGTTGTTTTAATTGGTTTTCTGTAATGATAATTTTCATAATATATAAATACCTTAAAAAACAAAAAATCCAAGATTACTCTTGGACTTCTTCAGTTATTGAATTTAGGTTTTTAAAATATTCTACCCTAGTTTTTGCTATATCCGTATAATTTGGTGATAGTTCAATACCTAACCAACGTCTTCCTAAAATTTCTGCAGCCACTAAACTAGTTCCTGAACCGGCAAATGGATCCAATACTATATCGTTCTTGTAGGATAATATTTTGATTGCTTTAGTTGGGATGTCCATCGAAAAAGTCGCTTTGGTAAGTGACTTAGTGTCGGCAAAGTAATTCCACTGACCAAAAACAAGTTCCATAAACTCTTTTTTATCTTCTTCTTCATATACCATTTTCTTTTTTATCGTACCATCTTCCTGTTCAATTTCAGTTGGCACTCCTTTCCATTGTGGTTCGCCCTTAACTTTTTTAATGTGGTGTTTTTTGTAAGCCAAAATAACACACTCCTTTGGGTTATAAATGTATGGTGATGATGGGCTCATCCAAGAACCCCAAGCTGTGGTTTTACTTCTATGTGGTGATTGTTCTTCAAGGTCAACAATACCAAAAAAACCAAATCCAATTTCTTTCATGATTTGCCACATTTCAGAAACAAAAAAAATACGTCCACCTTTTTTTTGTCTGTTTATTTCATATGGTATGTTCAAAGCAATTCGCCCATCGTCTTTTAGAATGTTATACGATTCAGTTAACCAATTTTTAGCAAATTTTAAATACTCATCAAATGGTACGTCGTCTTCGTGTACATCATAATCAATACCCACTCCGTATGGGGGTGATGTTACTATTAAATCAACACTCCCTTCAGGTAATGTTTTCATTACATCAACACAATCGCCAGTTATTATTTTTCCAGTTTCTATCATTTTTTCTCTAATGTTTTAATGTAGTGTTCTAAATACCACAACGCCTTTTTAAGGTCTTGTAATTCTTTATTTTTTTCTTTTTTACCGGCTCTTGATATATACTTAACCGTATTTCCAAGTGAAAACCCCAAATCCCAAGCATCAATTACTTTAATTGCTTCGTAAGGGTTATCTTCACCACCATAATGTTGTGGGTGATTGACTTGTTCCTTTTGTGATATTTCTTTAGAATCAATCATTTTATTTATTTTTATTCATCATTGCGTTTTTAACTGCTTCCGGTATTGAAACCAAATCTCTACTCACATAACTGTTTTCATTTGAATTTATGTTAAATTTTATTTCTTCTGTTTCTATGTTAGAACCGTCCATTGTTTGAGAATCAATAATATAATCGTCATCATTTCTATATTCGTCAAGAATTTCTTCTGTTGACTTAGTCCCATATTTTTTATCTAAATCTTTAACATCAACTTTATAATTTATTTTATATTTCATTTGGTTAATCTCATTAGCATTATTTAATGATGTTACAATTTGATGTGCAATCTTATATGGGTCGGCGTTTGATCCTGGTCTTCTATCTTCTAAGTAACCCATCCAATGTTCTGCGGTTGATTGTGGTACCCTAATTGATGCACCTCTATCTGAAATACCCCAACTGAACTTATCAATAGATTGTGTTTCATATTCACCAGTTAATCTTAAATCATTTTGTGAACCATAGTTTTTAATGTGTTCATAATGTCTTGATTCAAAACTTGAAAAGATTGACTTAAAAAATTCTTCTCTTTCTGATAATGTCATATTAACTTCACCTTCTCTCATTAATTCTGTTGAAAAGTTTGTGTGTAGTCCTGACCCATTCCATTCTCCATGTGTTAATGGTTTTGGGTGTAGTTCTATGTGATAGTTATATTGTTCTGAAATCTTATATAGGAAGTACCTTGACATCCATAAGTCATCTGCACCTTTTAATTTTCCCTTTGAAAACACCTGATATTCCCATTGTCCGAGAGCAACCTCAGCATTTGTTCCAGTAATATCAATACCATACTCCAAACACATATCAGTATGTTTTTCAACAAACTCTCTCCCAACAACATTATGCCCAACACCACAATAATATTCACCTTGTCCTTTAAGGATATTTCTTTTGTGTCCAAGAATGTTTCCGTTAATTTCTTCCCGTATAAAGTACTCCTGTTCAAAACCTAACCATAAATCTTCTTGCTCTTCGTTAAGTTTACTTCTTGTATTTGTTTTATGAGGTGTACCATCAGGATTTAATACCTCACATAAAACATAAACTGTACTATTTTTTAAAGGAAAGCCATATCTTGTATAAATTCTAACAGGTTTAAGTATCCTATCTGAATCTCCGGTATCAGCTTGTTTAGTTGAAGATCCATCAAAATTCCACATTGGTAGTTTGCTTGTACCCATAGCTAAATCATTCTTTACTGAATCATAATCAACTATCTTTACTTTACTTCTTAAATTTGGCTCTGGTTGATATCCGTCGAGCCACACGTATTCCAATCTAACTTTCATTTATTTTCATTTATGTATTTTATTATCTCTTCTTTACTTTTACCATGATTAAAAAGTCTATACACTTCTCTTGAAAACTCGTCGGTAGTATACACAGCATCGACATCAAGATATTCCATTATTCTATCTAAATTTTGAATAATATGTTTTTTACTTAGAAACCTTTTGTTGAACCCCATCTTTTTTATTTTTTAAATCGGAAACAAATTTTCTAACCTTCTTACCCAATTCCATATCGTTTGGGATTTCCTTAACCATTTCTTCTAATAACAATCTGATATTTTCCATATAATTTTATTAAAAATTTAATAAACTATTTTTTTGTTGTCAAATTTTTTTGTTTTATGAATTTAGATTGTATCATATAATTCATAATTTTTCTTTTTACTATTGGTAGTAACGTTTCTTTAAGTGGGTATGCATTACTATGACTAACGTTAAATACTATTAATTTTTTGTGAATTTCTTCATTCTGTAAATTTTTAATTAATGGTTTTTTAACTTCTATTAATTTCATGTCAAACTCCGATTTAGAACATTCGCATATTTTTTTTATATGACATTTAGTTTCAATAACACCTCTCTTAATTGGTTTAACTATAAATTCATACAAATATGTTTTATTGTTATAGTCAATAAAAAATAAACCCTGTTTTGGTTCTATATTTTTTGGGTTTTGTACCGCGTTTATAGATACAGCATCATTAACAATATCCCATATAGCCTTTGCATGATTGAAATAGTCTCTTAATTTTTCAGTTGAGTATTTACAAACTTGAAAAATTTCAAGTATTTCTTCTTTGGTAAATTGCGGGCAGTCAACTGGAATTAAATCAGAAATTAAAATTTCATCATCAGGGTCTTTAAGATTTCGGTTAAGAGTTAAATATTGTCCTTTTTCTATTAAAAGATTAATACTAGCAAGGTGTAATGATATTTCTTGAAATTGTGGGTATAATTTTAAATTATTTAGATTTTTATCTAATTTTTGTAAATAATCTAAAAGAACATATTGTTTATGCTCTAAATCTATGGGTTCTTGAAATAACCAGTCTGTTTTCATTACGTATAAAATAACTAAATTATTCCATACTGTAAATGCCCAACAAAAGTTATTTTTTAATTATATCTCATAACGTGATACCAAGTATCATTAATTTTATATTCATCATCGTTACCGTCATAACCATTTAATATATTACCATAACCATCACTTCTAATGACATAATTAATAAGTTCGTCCATATCAACAAAATCTAATATAAACTCTTTATCGTATCCACGATTCTCTACAAAACTAACAAAATCATCGGCATATTCGTCTACTTGTGATTCTATCGCCTCTTCTATGTCGTCTTCACTATAATCGCCTTCAGGATTTTCTTTGATGTCTTCAATTAGTTGTTCGGCACCATATATTTCGTCTTCTATTTTTTTAATTTCATCATCGGATAAATCTTCACTACTTAGTCTACTATTTAGCCTATTTACTTTTTGTTCATAAATTTCAATATACTTTTCTTGTTGTGTTGATAATTCTTTACTTATATTCCACCCTTCAGGGTCATCCCTTATTGCTTCTTCAAAATCATCATATAACCATCTTCTAACTTGATCGTCATCTAAATGTTGTTCCCAAACGTGCGAATAAAAAGCTTCGTAACCCATTTGTTCAATATCAGATTCTAATTTTTCATATGCGGCGGCTTCAATTTCACTATCAGCATATACTAACCATTCTGATTCAAATTTATCTTCACCTAACCAAGTATAATACCCCGCTTTACCATAGTGCTGGTATTTTTCTTTATAAAGATTATATTTATCTTCACCTTCCTCTACAATACCACTACTTAATAAATGATCGAATATTGCTTCAGTTTCTTCAGAAACTTTTTCACCGTTTTCAACATTCCATGCACCTTCTTCTCTTAATTCTTCTTGTATTTCACGTTTTATTTTTAAAAGTTTTTCTCTTTCTAAACGATACATTTTAGAACGATAA